ACACAGGATTTTACATGGAGTCAAGTATCAGCAAAGAAAGCTGAGTTACAAACTGCTTACGACAATAACGAGTATCAAAGAAAAAGAGCAGATGAATATCCATCTATAGCAGATCAGCTAGATGACATATATCACAATGGCGTTGATGGTTGGAAAGCCACAATAAAATCTACAAAAGATAAATTCCCTAAAAACTAAATCATGTGTGAGTGTTGCGAAGATTACGATTGTATATGTAAATGAAGATATCGGACAACACATCGGTATCAATGCCGATGCGAAACCTTATAGCTATTTCTGTTGCGATTGCAGTTGGAACAATGGCTTTCTTTAAAATCCAAGAACGAATAAATAATTTAGAAACACGAGCAACATTATTTGAAGCTGATCTTGTAAAGAACGCAGATCAAACCCCTATCGATCAAGAACAATTTATGTTGCTGGAGTTCATAGCTGGACAAGTAGAAAGCATGAGTGAGGATTTAGAAAATATGTCTCACAACAAAGTCAATATTAAAAGACTTCAAGCTGATATGGACAAGGCATTAACAGATATAGAATCATTAAAGGACAAGGTAAGACAGAATGGTCACTAAAATTATAATCGCATTATTATTATTCAGTAATGGGCAAATGATAGAGCATACTATTACGAAAGGTATCAACGATTGCTTAGAGAAAAAACGAATAATGAAAAGAAATATGTCTGATAGTGTTCAAATATCGTGTGCAAAAGTAGAAGCTGATATTGAAATTATAGAAGGTAGAGAATTTATAAAGAGTATTAGACAAACTAATGCTGAAGGGAATCACCATGACTAAAGCAGTAGTAAACAAACAAGGTAATCGTCCTGCTAAATACAAACAAAGTATTATGGCAAGATTAATGGAACTGGTTGCAGAAGGTAAAACAACTAGAGAGTGTGTGCAAGAACTTGATGTTAGTTGGACTACCCTTCGTAAATGGTTAAAAGAAAAAAACTATCAAGACCTTTATAGAGTTGCACAAAGCGATCAGGTAATTTTAAATAATGAAAAACTAGATATAATTTTAGAAGATGCTCATAAAAGAGCAAAGACTAAAGATATTACTATGACAGAGGTAAAGCTTATTGAGTTAATGCAAAAAAATTATCATCATAAAAACAGTAAACTTAATCCTACTACATGGGGATCTGATAAACAGACCATGAGTATTAGTGATTCTAAAGGACAAGAATTTAAAGTTGAGTGGTCCAAATGAACTTTGATATGAAAACAGTATTGCCTTACCTAGTGATCCTTGCATCATTAGCAATGACATGGGGTATGTGGAGTGAAAGACTTGAAGCTGTCGAAGCAAAAGCAGATTCTATATCATATATGCAACAAGATATAGCTGTCATCAAAGAAAAAATAATATGGATAGAGAACTACCTTATAGGTAATTAATGAAAATGTTTTTAATCTTTTGGTTGTGTGTGCAAAATCCAACAATACCATTAGAGCAAACTTGCATACAAAATATAATGTATGATGTTACATTTAATACTAAACAAGAGTGTAGAGAGGCTTCTGTTAAATTAGCTAAAGAATTAACACAGATACCTGATACTTATATCACTACATTTTGCACCACTAAAATAGTTACAAATACTTAAATAATTAACACTTGCAATTCCACCTACATTTGAAAGGATAATTGTATGTCTAATATTCTGTGCATAAGTGATTTGCACGAACCTTATAGTCATGTTGATAGCTATCATTTTTTAAAAGCTATAAGTAAAAAATATAAATTTTCTAAAGTGGTAAACATTGGAGACGAAGTTGATTACTCAGCTTTGTCTTTTCACGATAGCGATCCTGATCTACCAAGCGCTACTAAAGAATTAGAACTAGCCCAATATAAAATAAAAAAATTAGAAAAACTATTTCCAAGAATGGATCTGTTGCATAGTAATCATGGTTCACTTGTTTACAGAAAAAGAAAACATCATGGCTTTCCTCAACAAGCCATAAAAGATTATGCTGATATACTTGGTGTGGATCATACTAAGTGGAGGTGGCACGATAAATTAGTCATTAAAGATATGTATGGCGAATATTATTTTTGTCATAACATGAATAAAGATCCTGTTAAGTCATCTATGTCGATAGGTTATAATTTTATACAAGGTCACTATCATACGGATTTCCGACTAGGGTACTGGAATTCCCCTGAGAAACTTAGGTGGGGAATGACGATAGGCTGTTTAATAGACAAACATTCTCTAGCTTTTGCTTATTCAAGAGTCAATATACGCAGACCTACTCTTGGTTGCGCAGTAATACTTAATGGTATTCCTCAGTTAATACCAATGACATTAGAAAATAATGGAAGGTGGAATGGAAAAATCTAAAGATAAGATTAATCCCCCCTACTACATAGGGACAAAGATACAGGTATCTGATTTTATAGCAGAATTTAAACTAGATTATTTTCAAGGCAACATTATCAAATACGTTGTGAGACATAAACAAAAGAATGGCATTGAAGATTTAGAAAAAGCTAAATGGTACTTGGAGAAACTAATAGAATGTACGAAGAAATAAAAGAAGAGATCATTAAACACGAAGGCAAGATAAGCAAAATTTACAAAGATCATTTAGGTAACGCCACATTTGGTGTTGGACATTTAGTTTTACCTACAGACGACTTACAGGAAGGAGTAGAATATGATGATGCAAAGATTATGGAGTTCTTTGAAAGAGACTTCGATCAAGCTGTTAAAGATGCAAGGTCTTTCACGAAAGAAGAAAATATTGATCCTGTCGCTTTTGGCTGTGTTATTAATATGGCTTTTCAACTAGGACTGCCACGATTATTAAAGTTTAAAAACTTTCAATACCACTTAAATAAGTGTGAATATGAATCTGCTAGTTCAGAAATGCTCGACAGTAGATGGGCAAAGCAAACACCCAACAGGGCAAATGAACTAGCAGAAACCATGAGGAATATATAATGTTTCAGATGTTATTAAAACCTTTGCTGGGAGTAGCTGGTGAAGTTGTTAAAGGTGTCGTAGATACTAAGAAGGCGAAAGCTGAACAGAAAGTCACTGAGATTAAAGCAAAGACAGAGTTACTAAATAAACAGATTAAAGGTGAGATAGAGTACGACTTAGAAGCTATCAAAGGTTCTAAAGACTCTTGGAAAGACGAAGCGTGGACTATTTTGTTTATTATTATAATAGGTATGTGCTTCATTCCACCATTACAACCTTATACAGAAAGAGGCTTTGATGCCCTCTCACGAACTCCACAGTGGTTTCAATTTGCCATGTATGGAGCAATAGCAAGTTCATTTGGTTTAAGAGGAATGGGTAAGGTGTTAGGTAAAAAATGAGTACAGTAAAAGAAGTAGAAGCACTACTACGCAAAGCAAAAAAAGAAAACAGAGATCTTAAAAAAGATATCGAAGAAAAAGATTTACACATTAAATTTCTTAATGAACGATTAGATAACTGGGCTGATAAAAACGCATTGTTAAGAGAAGAAAAACTAAAGATTACAGTAGATGATGTCATAGCATTACAGAAAGCAAAATCTGAATATGCTTCTTCACAAAATCAAACACTTACAGAACAATTAGAAAAACAAGAAAAGGTAGAACTAGATGGCAACTTATCAGGGTAGAACAGTACCATTAAATAAGCCTATGAAAGGCGATGTCAAAAAATTCAAGGTGTTCGTAAAAGACGGAGACAAAGTTAAAAAGATAAACTTTGGTGATCCTAACATGAGCATTAAGAAAAACTCACCAGCACGAAAGAAATCTTATTGTGCGAGATCAGGTGGGATCAAAGGTAAAAACAATAAACTATCTGCAAACTATTGGTCTCGTAGGGCGTGGAATTGTTAAAGGAGTAAACTATGCCATCATATATGGGAAAAAAATATCCTTATACTGAAAAAGGATTGAAACAATTAAACAAAGACAAAAAGAAAATTAAGAAAAAAACTAAAAAAAAGGCTAAAAAATAATGTCTCTTTACGAAAATATTAATAAACGAAAAAAAGCAGGGACATCTCGTTCAAAGAAAAACAGCACTATTAGCGATAAAGCTTATAAGAATATGAAAGCTGGTTTCCCTAAGAAGAAAAAGAAAAAGAAGAAAAAATAATGCCCATTCCTCCTATGGTCAATGTCATTTGGATAGACACTAATGAATGCAGTCTGTCCACATGGCAAACTAAAGATGAATTACTGGATAGTAAGTTATGTATTATCGACTCACTAGGTTATCTTATGGAAGAAACTAATGACTATGTAATCATTTCAGGTGACAAGGATCACGATAATTCAGATGATCAATATGGTAGATCACAGATCATACCAAAAGGTGTTGTAAAAGAGATACAGTATTTGACTCTAAAATAGTGGTAGATTTATGGTAGGATTTTATGTCCTAGCATGGTTTCACCTACCACTATTTATCCCTAAAAATCACGATTTGTTTTCGCTTGTTATGGTCTTTAAAGTAGTGACAGGTCAAAGTCAATCCTTTATTCTATACGTTTTTTTATTAAGTGGTAGAAAAATGGTAGGATTCTAAAATTAATTGGCGAGAGTGAAGGGACTCGAACCCTCGACCTTCTGCGTGACAGGCAGACGTTCTAACCAACTGAACTACACCCCCAACCAAATTTCCAAATATACTAACCTTATAATTGAGGCAACCCATTTATTTTGCCTCTGATCCTGTCCTCGTTATCAGACCTAGAGTAAACCAGTACAGATCTGTGATCCTTCCAACCCCCTATTTCCATTAAATCTTGTGGTGTAGCATCTGCAAAAACAGTTAAATTTGTAGCCCAAGTATGCCTACAAGCATGACGTTTTTTTAGACTACTTACCCCAGCTTGTTCTAACATATAGTTCCACCTATGAGCCAAACCAAACTCCTTGTTCTTTTTTCTTTGGTCTAGGTATCTCCATTCAAACAAAAAACTCTCCCTATTATTTATTTTCAACAGCCATTTTTCCAAACTAGCATGAATGGGAACGTCTCTAGGTCTATCGTTTTGTTTTCCTTGTATTAATCTTATGGTCTTATTCTCAAGATCAATATGCTTCCATTCTACATTCAGGGCTTCTTGTAATCTTGCACCAGTAAATATTAAAAATACAAATAATAATTTTATGTGTGCATCTGCATCAGTATCTAAGCATCTTTTGATTTCTTCAACAGTAAAGTTGTACTTAGGTCTTTGATCTGAACTAAGTATCGGAAATTTTTTCATTTTAATATACGGACACCATTTTAAATGTGTATTGGCATAGTGTAATACCCTACCTACTGGTGTTATATAATGCGTATTAAGAGTATGAAACTTTGCAGACATATCTAATTTCAAAGGATTATGTTCTCCGTCCTTCATCAAAGGGACATCTTCAAACTTTATATTCTTCCATTCATGTAAAGTAGGATATCTTTCGTAGGCATATCTATTGATAAGATTTAATGTAAAATCTTTTAACTTTATATGTCCTAATAATAACTGATTCTTTTCATAAGATTTACTCCTCTCATAACTTGG